AGAGTAGAGGAATAAGGAGGGCTCTCCTATGGATAGCTTAGAGCGTTGTAGGATCCTTTGTGGAATATCAGAGGATAACACTAAAAAGCTGGGGCTATTAACAGTGCTCTTAGAGAAAGCCAGAGAAGATATAGAGGCATTTTGTAGAGATACCTTTATAGAGGCTCTTACTAACGATGAGGGCATTATTACAGGGTATGTGGATGTGTTCCCTAAACAGCTTAAGAATGTGCAGGAGGATTTAGCTATCCAGCGTTTTAGAAAGCTGGGGGCTGAGGGAGAGAACTCTTACACCTTAGCGGATGAGAGTGTAACCTTTGATGATCCATTACCTGTATCAGTGGAGAAAAAGCTGTATCCATACCGCCAGCTATTCCCTAGATCCTATACGCTGGATGATCCAGTAGGCGGATATAAGGAGGGCTAAGGTATGCAATTTCTCTATGATAAGCAAGTGGTAGTAAAAAGATACTCCTCAACCTTAGGAGAGTTTAACCGCCCTAATAAAACTCTTGTAGAGGTTGGTACTTATGAGTGCCATACCGCAGAGAGTAGTACTACCACAGCACAGCTCCAGCCACAAAAAAAGAATACCACAGATCTTACACTCTACACGGATCCAGAGGCTCCTATCAAAAGGGGAGATATTTTATATATCTATGAGCTGGATGAGTACGATAAGCCTATTATGAGTACGGAGTTTAAGGCTATTGCAGATAAGCCTTATAAAAAGCGTACTCAGCTCATTGTATCGCTCCTCAGTGAGGAGGAGGTATAGTGGAGGGCTTTACTATCGAGGGCTGGGATGATTTTGTAGAGAACTTTAGTAAGTTTGTGGATAAATGGGCGGATAAGAAAAAGATCCTCCTCCAGAGGATGGCTAATATCTATCATGGCGAGGTTATACCTCATGTGCCAGTAGATACCTCACGGTTAGTAGATAGTATTACCATTTTCGGAGAGGGGATACCTCACGATTTTGTAGAGGTGGGAACTAATGTAGAGTATGCCCTATATGTAAATGATGGTCATGTACAGCATAAGAGATTTTTACCAGCGGATAAGCTGAGTGTGGGCGGAAAAGCTAAATACCTTAAGAACAGAAACCAAAAAGGGATCATGTTAAAAGAGAGCTATGTAAATGGCTCTTTTTTTATGGAAAAAGGTATGCAGGATGCTAAGCCCAGACTTAACAGGCTGGTAGAGAGCTTTTTACAGCAAATAGGCAGAGAGATAGAGGGAGGTAGCTTATGAGATTGCTTAACAGCGTGTGTAGGGTTATTGCCTCCGCTTATTCTGGAGTACCAGTGCATATAGAGGAGGTTCCTAACAATTTTGAGCGTAACAGCTTTTATGTAACGCTGGCTACAGGCAGTAGCGAGCTAAAAAATATCAATGTGTATGAGGATGATCCGATATTCCAGATCGTTTACTTTGCGAAAAGAAACGAGGCTAATCAAGTGGTAGCAGAAAAGCTCTATGAGGTAAAGGAGGAGCTTAAAAGGCTTTTCCTCCTTAAGAGGGTTGTACCTGTGATCCCTTTAGACGGAGTAAAGGAAAAACCCAGATATGCAAAGATAGAGAACTACTCCGATGATGTGAGGGTTAGTGAGGGGGCTTTATATGTAAAGATCACTCTCAACTTTACAGAGGATGTACCTGTAGAGGATAACTATGAGCTTATCGGAGATGTGGATATTGAAACAAAGACAGTAACAAACGGATAGGAGGTTAAACAGAATGGGATTACCAGATATTATTATTGAGTTTTCCAAAAAGGCAGTAACAGCCATCCAGAACGGATCTACAGGCATTGTAGGTATTATGCTTAAGGATGCCAAAAACAAGGGGGCTATGGTGCTCCGTAGCGTGGATGAGATCCCTACTGGAGATAGTGCTTTTAGTGCAGAGAATACCGCTTATATTGAGAGGGCGTTTATCGGCTCTCCCTCTAAGGTAATTATCTACACGATGGATAAAACAGCGGAGAGTTACGATGAGGCTACAAAGTATTTTGCTACACAGAAAGTAAATTACATTGTAGGAGCTCCAGATCTTACCACAGAGGAGGCTATTAAGCTGGCTACATGGGTTAAGGGTATCAGAAAGAACTCTGTACGCAGACCTGTAGCAGTACTCCCTAAGACCGCTGGAGATAGCAGGGGCGTTATTAACTTTGATGTAGTAAACAGCTCCGCTACAGATAAAATCGAGGTAGGAGAAAAGCAGTACACAGAGGCGGAGTACTGTAGTAGAGTTGCTGGCTTGTTAGCTGGCTTAGATCTCAGAGTATCCGCTACCTATAAGCCTCTTACTGAGGTAACAGCTATCCCTCTGGTAGATAGTGATGAGGAAGTAGATACCGCTATTGATGCTGGTAAGCTCACTCTCTATAACGATGGAGAGCGTGTTGTAATTGCAAGAGGTGTAAACTCCCTCACTACAGTTACAGAGGTAGAAACAGCGGATCTCCAGAAAATCAAGATCAACGCTATACAGGATCAGATTGAGGGAGATATTTACAGCACTATTAACAAGAGCTACATCGGTAACTACAGTAACTCTTATGATAATAAGTGCTTACTGATTACAGCTATCAAGGGCTACCTTAGAGGGCTGGAGGCTACAGAGGGCGGTAAGGGCTGGCTTAAGGCAGACAGCTCTACTATGGAGATCAATGTAGCTAAGCAGAAACAGTACTTAGAGAGTATCGGAGTAGATACCTCTGAGATGGATGAGCAGGCTATTAAGGAGGCTAATACAGGCTCTCATGTATTCCTTAAGGGTACTATCTCTATCTTAGATGCTATCGAGGATGTAGATATTTTCATCAATAAGGATTAAGGAGGTAATTACAGATGGCAGTAGACACAAAGCGAATTTGTAACGGTACCTTTGGAGAGCTCTGGTTAGACGGAGATTATGTAGGAGAGTGCTATAAGGCACAGGCAAAGGTAGAGTTTACAAAAGAGGAGATTAAACAGTGCGGTACTTTCTTCACTGATAACAAGGTTGTCGGATGTAAGGGTACAGGATCCCTTACTATGCACAAGGTAAATTCCAGAATGGCTATTAAGGTGGCTAACATGGTTAGAAATAAGCAGGATGTACGCTTTACGCTTATCAGTAAGTTAGCGGATCCAGATGCTTACGGTGCAGAGCGTGTATCTATCACAGGAGTACAGATGGATGATCTTACTCTCTTTGATTGGGAGGCTCAGAAACCTCTTGAAACAGAGGCTCCGTTTACCTTTACAGGGTACGAGTACTTAGATCAGATTACTCCTCAGTAAGAGTTATAAGAGTGCAGTTTGGGGAGGGTAAAACCTCCCCTTATTTTTATTATATGAAAAATTAAGGAGGGCTATACAATGGCTACAAAGAATGTAAATGCAGAGGCAGTACAGGCAGAGGAAACAGAAAAGAAAGAGGCGGTTAATATCTTAGATCTCCTCTTAGGATCCGATGTAGGAGAGATTAAGCTCCCTACTAAGGAGGTAGAGATTACCAGATTATCACAGGTATACGGTGCTCCGTTTATCCTCACTATTAAGGCGATTACTCCAGCTAAGTTTGAGGAGATACAGGATATGAGCATTGATGTAAAGGGCAAGGATGCGGATATTGATATTACCCAGCTCCAGCTCTTTACAGTAATCGAGGGCGTAGTAGATGCTACAGGTGCTCCGATGTTCAAAAATAAGGAGCTTATGAGTAAGTTTAAGGTATCTACTCCTAAGGATCTGGTAAGAGCGATCTTACTTTCTGGAGAGATCGCTAAGATTTACGGAGAGATCTCTGAGCTGGCAGGTTTTGGAGATAATGCGGTTAAAGAAGTAAAAAACTCATAAGTACAGATGGGCTTACCCAGATGATGTACTACTACTGGAAACACGGTAGAGTACTCCCATCTGTATTTTACAAATTGCCTAGAGGCGAGCTCTTAGTATTACAGGCTTTTTATGAGCAGGAGAGAGATGATAATAACAAAGAGCTGGAGAGGGCAGATAAGAGTAAGAGTGTTATGTACAATATCAATCTACTCACATAGAGGAGGTGGCATATATGGCGGTAGAGTTTGGTGCAAAACTTTATTTGAAAGATAATATGTATGCTACCCTTAAGAAAAATCTAGGTTTACAGCGTGAGTTTTCGGAGCAGGTAGATAAAACTAATGCGAGTATGCAACAGATGGGGCGTACAAGGGTTAATGCTACTATCAATGCTACGGATAACGCCTCTGGAGTTGTAGAGAGCGTTAGACAAACTGTAGAGAATGTAGGCAATACAACAGTATCCCCAGAGGTATCCTTACAGGATAACGCCTCTGGGGTTATTGGTGCTATACAGGATACCTTAGATACCGTCAATACTACCACAGCTACTCCAGAGGTGGAGGTAGAGGATAATGCCTCTCCTACTATCAATGAGGTAGAAAATAGAGTGCATAGGCTGGGGAATGTAAGAGCATTAACCAGAGTAGAGGTAAACGATCAAGCCACAGAAAAGGTAGAGAGAATAACCCAGAGGATAAAGGATCTTACTAAAAAGGTATTCTCTCCAGTGATTAAGCTAAAGGATCTCACGGTTAGTACAGTAGGAAAGATTAAGCAGAGGCTTAAAGAGATAGCCACTACTTTTACTCCGATTGTAAAGATCAGAGATTTAGCCTCACAAGGCTTAGCTAAAATCAAAAATACCTTAGGTGGGCTACGAGATAAAGTAACCTCCGTAGCGGTAGGAATCCATGATAGAGCTACATCTGGATTAAATAAAATAAGGGTAGGTGTACGAACAGTAGGAAAGCTGGTGGTTAAGCCTTTTATATCTATTAAGGATGGAGCCACTAGAGGGATCACAAAGGTTAGAAACTCCCTAAAATCTGTAGGGAAAACAGTAGCTAAGCCTTTTGTTACTCTGAGGGATAAAGCAAGTGCTCCTCTGGGTAAGGTAGGCGGTGTACTAAAATCCGTAGGTAAGGTAGTAGCTAAGCCTTTGATAGCAGTAAAAGACGGTGCTAGTAAGATCCTCCACGGTATAGGTAGTAGCTTAAAATCCATCGGTAATATGTCTGTAAAGGCTATGGTAGCGGTAAAGGATGGAGCTAGTGCTGTACTGGGTAAGATCGGTAGTACACTTAAGAGCCTTGCAAAAGGCGTAACAATCGCTGTAGGAATTGCAGGAGCAGGAGCTACAGCTCTTATGGGTAAATCCTTAGGAGAGGGAGCTAAACTACAGCAAAGTATAGGCGGTATTGAAACGCTGTACACAAAGACTAATAGTGATGGTAGTACAGATACCTCAGCGGTAGATAAGATGTTACAGTACGCTAATCAAGCGTATAAAACTACAGGCTTATCCGCTAATGAGTACATGGAAAATGTTACCTCATTTAGTGCCTCTCTTTTGAGTGCGTGTGCAGGAGATACAAATAAATCCGCTGAGATTGCTAACAAAGCTATGGTAGATATGGCGGATAACGCTAACAAGATGGGTACTGATATGGGATCCATCCAGAACGCTTATCAAGGCTTTGCAAAGCAAAATTACACGATGCTAGATAACCTTAAGCTGGGTTATGGTGGTACTAAGGAGGAGATGGAGAGGCTCCTTAAGGATGCACAGGCTATCACTGGTACTAAGTACGATCTAAACAACTTAGCGGATGTATATACAGCTATCGGGGTAATACAGGATAAATTAAATATCACAGGAACCACAGCAAAAGAGGCAGAGCAGACCTTTAGCGGATCTTTTGCGATGATGAAAGCCTCCGTTACTAACCTCTTAGGTAATTTATCTGTAGGGGATGGAGAGGCAGTAGCTAGAAGTATGGGAGAGCTGGTAGAGAGTGCAAGTACTTTCTTTTTCGGTAACTTTATACCGATGCTCCAGACGATTTTTAGCAACTTGCCTACAGCAATAGGAACAGCGGTAGAAAAGGTAGCTCCTCAGATTAAGGAGAATGTATTACCACTCCTTACATCTATCAAGGATGCAATCTTTACAGGGCTGGGTAATATCGGTATTGATACTGGAGCATTACAAGCTATTTTCGATCAGCTTTTTAATGTAAAGGTAGACGGTGGCGGTATTTCTAGTATGTTCTCTGGGCTTAAGGATGGAATAGTACAGGCGATCAATACGATCTTACCTATAATCCCTCCGATTATCTCAGCGGTACAACAGATAGCCCCTGTAGTAGGGCAGGTAATTAGTACGATTATGAGCGGTGTATCTCAGATCATTCCTTATATCGTGCCAGTAATCCAGACTATTACTAATATCATCGTAACAGCTATGCCAGTGATCCAACAGATCATTACAGTAGTGGTAGGTGCGATTGTAGCTATTATGCCTACATTGAGCTCTATTTTTACTTTTGTGGGAAATGTGATCCAGCAAGTACTTACAGTGATCGGTAATCATATGGGATTATTCCAGACTATTGTATCTGTAGTAGTAACAGTAGTATCTACTGTATGGCAGACCTTAGCCCCTATAATCAGTGCAGTAGTAGATGTGATCCTTACGGTGGTGGATGGACTACTTACAGGAATTGAAACGGTATTTAATTTCTTAGCTCCATACATCTCTCAGATCTGGGAGAGTATTTGTGGATTTTTCGACAGTGCAAGCTCTACGATTACAACTATCGTAGAAACCATTAAGAGCGTATTTCAAGGCTTATTTGATGCGGTATCCACTATCTTTAGTGGTATCTCTGATGCTGTATCTACAGCGATAGGAACCGTAACAAGTGTAATAAGCGGAGCGATAGATGCTATCAGTGGTTTTGTC